GAGCAAGCCGACCAGATTGCGATGATGGCTGCACAGGCGTCACAACAGCTTCTTCAGAAGAACCAAGCGGAAGCTCAACAGCAACAGGCTCAACAACAAATGCAGGACCCCGTGGTCCAGATGCAGATGCAAGAACTCCAGCTCAAGCAGCAAGAGTTGCAGCTCAAAGCTCAGAAGCAGCAGATCGAGGCGGCAGAAAAAGCCGACCGCATCCGCGTGGAGGAGGAGCGCATCGCCGCACAGAAAGAAATCGCCGCCATGCAGGTGGCTGCTACGGCTGCCGCAGCTAAGGACAAGTTAGCGCGCCAGCAAGAAATCGAGGGTACACGCATGGGCATCGACGCTGCCAAACACCGCGCTCAGATGGCCATCCAGCGGGCTGCACAAAATCGCCCACAACCGCAACAGCAGTTGCCCAAGAAAAAGAAGGAAGACTAATTGAACGACTACAAAGTGCTGAGCCACATCGTCCGGGAGATTGACAAACTCCGGGCCGATCAGCAAACCCACCTCTCAGGAGGCGGTGCCAAAAGTTTTGACGAGTATCGTCATGTCACGGGTGTGATCCGGGGTCTCACACACGCTGAATCCATTGTCAAAGACCTTGTGCAAAGAATGGAGCAATCCGATGAGTGAGTTTGATGTTTCCGCTGTGGACTTGTCCGGTATTCTGAACCAGAGTAACGAAGACAAAGCCAAGCAACTGCCCGACCCTAAAACGTTCCACATGCTCTGTGTGGTGCCAGAGGCGATGGAGCAGTATGCCGACAGCGTGCTGGTTAAGTCAAGCCAAGCTATGTACTATGAAGAAGTACTGACCCCAGTGCTGTTCGTGGTGAAGTTGGGCCCCGACTGCTACAAAGACGCTAGCCGCTTCCCGAGTGGACCTAGCTGCAAGGAAGGTGACTTCATCATCGTCCGCCCCAATTCAGGCACCCGCCTGAAAATCCATGGCCGTGAGTTTCGCATCTTGAATGATGACTCAGTTGAGGCTGTGGTTGAAGACCCGCGCGGAATTACCCGTGCTGCATAAGGAGTAAAACATGCCATTGCCAAAGTTTGAAGGCGACGAATTCGAGTTTCCCGACGAGAAAGAAGCCAAGGAAAAGAAGCAGGCCGCTGCTGAAGACGATTTCTCCTTTGAAATCGAAGACGACACGCCTGAAGAGGACCGTGGCCGCAAAGCTGCGCCCCCTCCAGAGGACCCAACCGAAGACGAGCTAGCCTCGTACGACGAGAAGGTTCAGTCGCGTATCAAGAAGTTCACCCGTGGGTACCACGACGAGCGCCGCGCCAAGGAAGAAGCCTTGCGTGAGCGTCAAGCCGCTGAAGCCTACGCCAAACAAATTCTTGAAGAGAACAAACGCCTCCAACAACAGCTTGCTTCTGGCAGCCAAGCGTTTATCGAGCAGTCCAAGTCGTCTGCCGATATTGAGCTGAGCTCCGCCAAGAAAGCCTATCGTGATGCGGTTGAAGCTGGTGACATTGACGCTCAGGCCGACGCCCAAGCTGATATTGCCCGCGCTATGCTGAAGGTCGAGAAGGCCCAAGGCATGAAACCCATCGAGGTGGAAGACAAGGACGACTTCAAACCTACCGTCGAAGAACCTGCCAAACCTAAGCTGGCCCCACGTACACAAAAGTGGATTGAAACCAACAGCGACTGGTACGGAGTTGACGACGAGATGACTATGACTGCGTTAGGGCTTGACAAAAAGCTCGCGAGGCAGTATGGTCCTGACTATGTAGGTACAAAAGAGTACTTCGAAACCATCGACAAAACGATGCGCAAAAGATTTCCTGAGCATTTTGAAGATGCTCAGAGCCATGAGGAAGACGAAGAGCCTCCAAAAAGATCGTCAGAACCGGCAGATGAGGAAACTCCCCGCCGTGCAACAAAACCCGCTAATGTTGTGGCTCCGGCCTCACGTAGCACCCCGCCTAACCGTGTTCGGTTGAAGGCATCCGAAGCTGCGATTGCTCGCAGACTTGGGGTCCCTTTGGAACAGTACGCGAAACAGGTTGCTTTGCTTAGAAAAGGTGAATAAGAATGGAAAACGTAACAAAGACCGAAAAAGGTCAGAACCGTTTGGCTCGTGAGTTGGATACCCGTCAAGTGATGCAGCGCCCAGAAGCGTGGCGTCCTCCCGAGGTTCTCCCAAGTCCCGATCCCCGTGATGGTTGGTCACACCGTTGGGTGCGCACCGCTACCATGGGTACTGCCGATCCATCGAACATCTCTTCGAAGCTTCGCGAAGGATACGAACCCTGCAAAGCAGAAGACTATCCCGAGCTCATGATGCACGCCACCACAGAAGGTCGCTTTAAAGGCAACATTGAAGTGGGCGGACTGTTGCTCTGCCGTATTCCGGCTGAGTTCTTGCAACAACGGGCAGCGTACTACGCTAACCAGAACAAGGCTCAAATGGATTCAGTGGACAACAACTTTCTTCGTGAGAGCGATCCTCGGATGCCTCTTTTCTCTGAGAAGAAGTCCAAGGTCACTTTCGGTTCTGGTAATTAATTTTTGGAGTCCTAAATGGCATACCCTACCGTTTCGGCACCTTACGGCCTAGAGCCCGTCAATTCACTTGACGGTAAGCCCTACGCTGGTGCTATCCGTCAGATTCCTGTTGCTGCTGGCTTCGGCACCGCTATTTTCAATGGCGATACAGTGTTGATTAACAGCGACGGTTTCTTGGTTAAATCAACCACTACTAACAGCGGCAACATCGTTGGTGTTTGCGTTGGCGGTCAATACGTGAACTCGAATGGTCAAACCGTTCAAGGTCAGTACATCCCCGCTTTGGCATCTACCTCTGGCAGCCCTGCTTACGCATACGTTGTGGACGATCAACAAGCTCTGTTCAAAGTGGCCGTTGTTACCTCTGGTACAACCATGGGCACTGCAAGCCGCGCTGATGTTGGTTCTAACGTTGCTTTGGTGTTGAACGCTGGCTCTACCGCCACTGGCAACTCAGCTTTTGCTGTGACTTTGACCGGTGCTGGTACTACTGCGACCATCCCATTGCGCGTCATCGACGTGGTTCCTGAGACTGCTAGCTCCGCAGGTGTTTACACCGAGTTGCTGGTGAAGATCAACACTCACCAATACAACAACACCACCGGTGTTTAAGGAGTAAAACATGGCTATTTCACGCGCACAGTTACTTAAAGAACTGCTCCCCGGCTTGAACGCTTTGTTCGGCATGGAATACGCTCGCTACGGCGAAGAGCACAAAGAAATCTACGAAACTGAGACATCAGAGCGTAGCTTCGAAGAAGAAACCAAACTGTCTGGTTTCTCTGCTGCTCCCGTCAAGAACGAAGGTTCTGCGATCCAGTATGACAACGCACAAGAAGCATGGTCAACTCGCTACAACCACGAGACTATCGCCCTCGGTTTCTCCATCACTGAAGAAGCTGTGGAAGATAACTTGTACGACAGCTTGTCTGCTCGCTACACCAAGTCTTTGGCTCGCGCCATGGCTTACACCAAGCAAGTCAAGGCTGCTTCAGTTTTGAACAACGGCTTCAGCGCTAGCTACCCCGGTGGCGATGGCGTGGCTTTGTTCAGCACTGCTCACCCCTTGGTTTCTGGTGGCACCAACAGCAACACTCCTTCTACCCAAGTTGACCTGAACGAGACTTCTTTGGAAGCCGCCGTGATCCAGATCGCTGCTTGGACTGATGAACGTGGTCTGTTGATCGCTGCTAAGCCTAAGAAATTGATCGTGCCCCCAGCATTGATGTTCACTGCTAAGCGTTTGTTGGACACCGAACTCCGCGTGTCTACTGCTGACAACGACATCAACGCGATCAAGCAAATGGGTGCTATCCCTGAAGGCTACACCGTCAACCACTTCTTGACCGACAGCAATGCTTGGTTCTTGACTACAGACGTGCCTAACGGTATGAAGCACTTCGTTCGTACTGCTTTGCAGAACAGCATGGACGGTGACTTTGACACCGGCAACGTGCGCTACAAGGCTCGCGAGCGTTACAGCTTCGGTTGGTCTGATCCCCTCGGTATGTGGGGTTCTTCAGGCTCCTAAGCCAACTAAGAAAAGCTCCTTCGGGGGCTTTTCTTTTTTCTAATTTCGTGTATATTCGACACATCCCGGGGTCCCCGGTGTATCTGACAGTCCCGGCTGACGACATGCAGACAGATACGCCACCACTTGCATGTAAGGAAAAGACATGGCACGCACAAGTTTTAACGGCCCAGTAGCTTCCGCTAACGGCTTCATCGCTCCCACTTATACCGTCACCACCGCTAACGCAATCCCCGCAGCCAGCAGAACCACCGGACAGATCATCTATGTGTCTAACGGCTTGGCTGGTGCCCCTTGCTTGGCTGTGTACAACGGTACAAACTGGATTTCCCCCGCAGGTACAGCAATCGCTGCATCCTAATAGGAGGTCTTCATGACCATGCAAACCGACGTACTTAGTGCCACGGCTACGGCTGA